TCAATATAGGGTCTTTGGCCCGGGATTCTTGGGGGTCGAAGGCCTGCATGTTGGGATCATACTGCAGATGTATCTCAGTGCCATTGAACATGACCTGTGCCTTCATCTCATCGTCGCCCAGCACATAGGTGTATCGGTTGCCTTTGTCGGTGACAAAGGTCTCGGTAGAAGCTTCTTTCACAGGTAATTCAAGTGCCATGTCTTTGGCTCGTTGTAGCACACGCTGACCAGGATCTTTGATATCTTTTTTGTAATCCTGTGTCATGGTTTTGGTCAATGTGGGATCGCCTGGTTGCTGCCAAGGTAAATCTTTGCCCGACAGGATACCTTCGTCCATGTCTGCATTTTTCTTCTTCCATGCCGTGGCATAAGCGATGGATTTTTCTTGTGGCGTTAGTTTGCCATCTTTGGCATAGCCTTGCTTGATATGCTTGACCATGCGCTCATACTTGTCACCCGGGGGTGCTTTTTCTGTCATGGGAGCAGCAAAGGCAGCAACTTCTACGCCTTCGACCAGGGCCTGACATTTAACAGCATTGCCATTGAACGCAACACCAGGATAGGCAGCACGGATTTCTCGTTTCCAAGAAGGATATGATTCCGCGATCATCATGTTGGCAGCCGCGATGCCTTCATTGACTGCACGGCTGAATTTTTCTCCGCCTTTCATGCCCCAGGTTGTGCCTTTGTGCTTGGGCAATTTATATTGACTGGCCTTGGGAGCTTTGCCGCCCCAGGGTAAACTTGCAGAAGTCTTTTCAGATTCTTTCTTCTTGGGACGACCGCGACCGCGTGGCTCATCTGACTCTTCGTCATCGTCTTTGTCATTTTCCCAGTCTATCTCTTTGGCTTTGTGTTTGATGCCCGTGGCTGTTTTAGTCACGGTGCCACCTTTGTGAGTTTTTTCTTCTTCGCCTAGTGTGGCGCCAGCACGATTTCGTCCCATATCGCCGGTATCGGGGACATTGACATTGGCTTCACCCAAGGGAGGATCATACGCACCCATTTCATCATTGCTCTGTGGATCGGTGACCATGCCTGCTTCATCTACTTTGCCCCAGCCAGTCTTGGCACGGATAGCAAACTGAAGTTCTTTCATACGTCCATACTCTTTAGAACCCTTGGCGTGTGGACCTGATTTCTTCAGTGCTACCAAAGATTTACGCAGGTCTTCTACAGTCTTGCCACTATACTTGCCTTGCTCGCTGGGTGCTACTTTAGTTTCTGTGTCCCACTTTTCAGCCACAGGTGTTAGATTCAATCCACCCGAATAGTTTTCGTTCAGGATAGATTTTGTCCGGTTGATGCTTTCTACCAGATTGTCTGCTTGGTTGGCCATGGTGCCCGAGGGTGTGATCATGGTGATACCAGCGTGCTTGAGTATGCCTCTAAGTTCGGGAGATTCTTTAACTTCTTTTTTGTCTGCTGCGGCTTTCTTCATGGATTCTTTTTTGTTGCCGTCTTTGTCAAGATCCAAGAAGTCTGGTTTGTCGCCTTCCATGACTTCGCCTTCGGGGCACTCGCAGTGGCTTTCATACATACCGCATTCGTTGCAGGTTTCACCATGCACACCTTCGCTCACAGTCTTGAAACCATATGCTTGAGTGTTGTTGGCCGCATCACGATAGTGAGGATCTTTTTCAGCAATGGCTTTGAGTTTGTCTAATACGTTGTAAATGTTCATGATTATTTTCCTACGTTGATGGTCATATCGCCGGCATGCACTTTGGCAGGGCGGCTTACTCGACTGAAAGGACTGGTGTTGTCCTGTGGCAAGTCATTGGTGGTTTTTGCTTTGGGTGTTTTACCACCTGCTACTTCAAACTTTGCGCCGTCTTTGGCTGCTTCTGCTGCCATGGCAGCATCTCTAGTGGCGTAGCGTTTGCTGAGTTCTTTTTGCTCGGCACTGGGTGCGCCTAGGTCTGTGGTCATTAACAAAGAATCTTTTTCGCTGGTTTTTTCTGTGTCCAACTGTCCTTCAGCATCCTTTTCAATGCTGTCGTCCCACTTGCGATCCACTACCACGATGTTGGCAGTTGGTACACCGCACAGATGTACCTGCTGCTGGATCTCATCTAGGCTGGCAGGATACTTGAATGTAAAATCAATGATGTTGATTTCTGTGTTTTTCAAGCCAGGAAAATCCGAAGGTGTGGCCAGGATAGGCGTTTTTTTCGCTGTGCTCATTGATACCACATCGTACTTGTCTAGGCGTTGCTTGATATCTGCCTGGCATTTGGAATCCAGTTCACCGGCAATTTTTATGCGGTAACTGAACTCCCTGGCATCTTCTATTAAGTATTCTTTAAAACTTTTCATAGGTCATTCCTAGTTTATGATTTATTTAGCGTTTTTAATGTTTTACTTCGCCTTCTTTAAGCCTGCGCATGAGTTCGTTGCGATCTAAAATCACGCCTTCTGCTGTGGGTATAACAGTCTGTCCGCTGCCCGTGTCTTCTGATTGGCGCAGTTGATCGCCTTTGAGCTTGGCGTGCTTGAGTTGCAGGTCGATTTGACGTAGTTTTTTGTTTACTTTGGCTGTTTTGGCAGTGATAGCGTGGCCCAGCATGGTACCAGCCACAGCAAATATCTCACTTGCGTATCTGCTGTCTACTTGCATACCCAGATTCATGAGATCTTCGTAACTTTCCTTGGCTAAGCCCACTAGTTCGTCAATTTCAGTATCAGCTGCTTCCAGGCCCTTGACTGCAGGCAGCGCCGACTCTATGCGCTCTAAGTTGGCCAATGCTGTGGCGGTAACGGGCACATCTTCTGATTCTATCTGCACAGCAGGAGTTTCCGTCACTGTTTCTTCATCCTGCGGTAATTCAAACAATTCTTCTAATTTTTTGGTCACCTGCGACCTCCTTGATAAAATATGTCTTCTTCTGTGACTACCCTAAAAGTCAAACCTTGTCTGCGGCACCACTTGGTAGCAGCGTCCCACTTGGCATAGTTGATGGCCACGGTCATGCGTTCTCTGTTGCTGGCCTTGCTTTCAATGATGCTTTGCTTCTTGGGCTTGATTTCAACTACCTCAGTGCAGATTTGATTTTTTTTGTTGAGATACTGCACCAGAAAATCAGGCACATATATGGTCTGCTTGCCTGTCACGGGGTTTTGATAAGGAATGCGTATGCTTTCGCTGGCCCATTTGATGATGTTTTTGTTGTTGTCGCAGAAGTTCATAAAACTCAACTCCCAGCCTGAACGATATCTGGGACGACCTAGGCCTACGTACTTGTCGGGATTTTGGGGTACAAATTCCCCTTGAGCAAACTTGGACATTTCAATCTAGTATGGTCCTGGTCACGTAGTAGTTACTGCTGAACTTGCGCACAGTACCCAACAGTGTGCTGGTGCTTTGGATCTGATTCAACCAATAGGCCATTAGCGTGTCAATGGTTATGCCCTGGCTGTTGTTGATCTGCTGCAAGAGATCCTGAACAGTGATGTTTTCACCGTTGCTTTGGAAATTTGCTGCAATCCTGAAAAGATTGTCTGTGAACGCAGCTGCGGCTTCTTTGCTGTCAGCGGTTTTTTCAAAATATCCCAGAGTATAATCATAGGTATCTTGATCTACACCGTAACCATAGATGCCGTCATAGGCAGCATTGAACTGCTGATACACAGCACTGGTACGATCTTTTACATTATCTGGGTTGTTCACTGAAGGCATATGAATATTTACCTTGTGTATTTTACCAAACTAAGGATTAGTTGCCGCCGCTGATTCTAGGTGTGTTGTTCTGCGGAACAGTGTTGGTATTGTTGCCCTTGGGCGGTGTGGGAAAGAAAGTGCTTAGAGTTTTGTTGATGGCCGGCACTTGATTTCTTATCACTGTTTCGACCCCTTGACTCAAGACCTGGGTGCCAACCTGCGTGACTTCTTGCTTGGCTATGGATTTCAAATTCTTGTCTTTGAATGTCTGATATGTACGAACACCTTGTAGCACAGCACCAATGGGGTTGCCTGCTGCCAGGTCATTCAGTATGCCTTGTCCGGCATCCAGCATTCCGCCATTGCCTAATTGGTAGACGCACCAGGTTGTTTCTGCAATGGTGAGCCACGGCCTTCGCCTACTAAACCAAAGTCACCAATCTGGCGCTCGCCTGCATAGATGTCATTTGAGTTGTAGCTAAATCCTGCCGCAGTTGGATCTGATCCAGCGCTGCCGTTGCTGGCAGGAATGCCGTTGTAACTGTATTGGCTGTCTTTGATGTAATACTGGTAATAGGCATACCACATCTGACGAACTAGATCACTGTTGTCGTCGTGGAAAGTTATATTTACAGGATTGTAGTTGATCTTGGTGTTGGCATAGCGTTTGCGATTGTACTGATTGAGTTCTTCAACTTGGAATTGATAACTGGGCAATTGCACGCTCTTGACTGTTTTGCTGATAGTGGTATTGGCTTCGCCCAGCAGTTGTGTGATTCCTGGAATCTGGCTGTTGATGTTGAACACACAATGGAATAGAAACTTGACCTTGGGCGCATAAGCAAATGCGTTAGGTACAAATGTTTTTGATGCGTGTTGATAGTCCTTGAGCTGAGGACCAGTGATCCCGCTCAAGAACCCTTTTAAGAAGTCATTACCGAAGGCCATCAAGCCCTCCTAGATTAGCCGCCAGTTTGACCTGCGCCAGTTATAGAACCAAGGGCTCTACTGACTGCTCCGCCCAGTTGCTGACCAACGCCGCCGCCTGTGGTGGGGTCAACGCCTTGCAGTGCATTATCAAATCTAATGCTTAGAGTAATAGTCACTGGCTCACTGGAACCATAGTTCAAATCATTGTAATTAGCACTGGCAAGATAGCAGCCCAGCAAGTTCCATGTTTCCAATACCACTGGCTCCAGAGCGCCGTTACCGCCGTCTAGTATTTCGCACTGCATGGAAAACTTGTAGTTTACACCTGCTGTGGCGCTGGCTTGCTCGTAGAAATCCAATTGTTTCTGCAGTTGCTCGCCTACGAGTCTAGTAACCGAACCCGAAGCATCATCACGAACGTTCAATGTTGTGGCTTCCCATGAATGTTTTCCTGGCAGATAAACTGTGGAATTGTAAATGGGTATGGGCATTTCTTCAAATGAAACACTGGGTCTAGCAAAGTCAATGACCTGCTTGGTCATT